GAAGATCTGGCGGCAGATCTCCTTCACCTCGTCGATGTCGCGCCGGTAGTCATCCTTGGCGACATAGTTCAGCGGCATCTGCCGCACGTCCTTGTCCAGTATCCGAATCGTCTGGTAGATGTTGTTCAACACCCATCCACCGAGGAACCCGGCGATGGAGACGGCGACGTTGAAGAGGTATTGAGTGTCCATCATCGTGCAAGAGCGTTGACGTTTGCCGGTTCCGCTCGGGGCGCGATCTCAACCCCAGCACCTATTGTTGCCGCGCGGCCAAACTGTGGCAACAGTTGGTTAGTTGCCGCACGATCGGCCTGCAGACGAATGGCTTTGGAAATTGAATCGGCGGCCATCGCAGGGTTGGTGAGTTCGCGTGCAATCTCCAGCGCGATCTTGTCGTCCATCCGCAGCGCCAACCGCTTGTAGACGTTGTTGAAGATCGTGATGGGCACCAGCAGGAAGTTGGGCAATGGAAGGCCCAACTCCTTGCCTGTCTCTGTGCCCAACCCCTTGACCTTGACTTCAGACTGCGCGCCGGCTTGGACGAGGCGCTGGAACTCGGCCTCTCGCAACAGATCTTCCTTGACGGCGCCGACGTGCGTCTTTTGCTGAGGCGTCAAGCCTTGCGTAAGTTCGTCGATGCGCTTTTGCACTGCCATCGCGTTTGCGCCAGGCGGTAGCGCAGGCGCAAGTTTGTTGCCGCTGGCTTTGGCAAGATCCTCAATCTTGGCCAGCCGCGCAGCATCCTTGGCAACAACGTCAAGGCGCTGCGAGACGTTCACTCCGGCGTCGTCAAGAATGCGCAGCGGGTCCGCGTACTTCTTGACAAACTTGGCGTGCGCTTCGGGGGTCACGCGGCCAGCAGCGTCCGTGACTTCGCGGCGGTACAGGTCTTCAATGCCCGAGCGCGCCACCTTCAACGCATCGGCGTTCTTGCCAAACATCGTGACAAACTGTTGAGCCTCGCGCTCGCCCTTGGGTTGGAAGTACGTCTTGACGACATCATCCGGGTTCAGCTTGGGCTCGTTAAGCGCCGTCTGCTTGAACAGGTTGGCGTTGACGCCGGTCTTGAACCGAGGCGCGTACTGCGTGCGATATGTATCCAGCGCCCCGCGGTACAAACCCTTGGCCTCATCGGACAACGCGGCGCTGCCCTCTATCGCTTCATCAATCGACTTGTGCAGCTTGCCCAAGTTGCGCAGCGTTGTGGCCGCAGCCGGGTCGCTTGACCGTGCGGCAGCAGCAATGTCGGCGTTGATGGCTTTGCGCACGTCGTCAAGCTGCGCCAGCGTTACCTCAGGCGCGCCAGCAGGCGGCGTCGGGGCTTTTAGCTTGGACGACACAACGCCAGCACCAACCGGCTTGGCGGCGGGGGCTTTTGGTTGCAACGACAGCAGCTTGCCAACGGTAGCCGGCGCGGTGCTGGGGTCAAACGTGGACAGTTCGCGCCCCAGAATCGACTCGGCTTCTTTGACGACGTTGCTGACGTCGATCTTGTCGTCGCCAGCCGCCGCAAACGCTTTCGCGTATGCCGGCTCGACCACCTGTTTCTTGACTGCTTCCTTCTCAGCCTCGGCAGCAGCCAACAACGTCTCGCCAGTTTCGCGCTGGCTTACGGTGGTCAAACCACGGTCGATCTTGGCTTTGGCCTTAGCGGCTGCCGCTTGGAACTTGGCGTCTGCCCGCCCCTGCTGCGCCAGCCGAGCCTGGTTGGTCTGCGCAGCCATCGCGGCGTAGTCCGACGCCATTGCAGGCACCTTCGACGCTTGCGCCTGAAGCGCCGAGAACCGCACACTGCCCGCAGGCGCGGCTATCTCGCCGGCAGTCGGCGCCGCGCCTGGCACAGCAGACGGCTTGCCGCGCAGCGCGGCGATGATGTCGTCGCCCTTGTTGTCAAGGGCCTGCAAGTAGGTGTCGAGCTTGATGTTCTTGATCTTGCTGACGTACTCGCCAGCCTTGGCCACGGCAGGGCCAACGATGCCACGGCCAATACCTTCCATCACGGACCCAACCGCAACGTCTTTGGCGCCGCCGCCCACTGCCTCAAGCGCGGTGCTTGGGCCTTGACGGTATCCGAGCGCCGTCTCTAGCACGTCCAAGCCCGTTTTCGCGGCGCCGTAACCGAGTCCCGCACCACCGATAGCGCCTACTGGACCCAACGGAGTTCCTAGCGCCGCGCCGCCGACGCCGCCCAGCGCCTCGACCGTAGGCCGCACGAACTCAATCGCGCGGCGGCCAAACGGAACTTCTGACGGTTGAGAGGGTTGCGTTGGCTGAGCGGTGGCGCGCAACCGACGAATTTCGTCAGCAAACGCTTTTGCGTCTGCGGTGTTGCCCGCCGCATCCGCCTTTACAAGCGCCGCGCTAAGTTGTTCGATGGTGGCCATAGTTACTTGTATTTGTCAAGCAAAGCATCGATGTTTGGCCTTGCGGCTGGCGCCGCCCCGGCAGGCGTCACAGCCCCACCCGACTTGCGCCCCTTGGGCTGCGTTGACTTTGGCGGCGGTAGGTCTCTGAACTGCGGGAACCGATCAAAGTCTTCACCGAACTGACGGTTGTAAGCGTCTTGGATGCGCTCCATCGCGCCCAACGCCTGCGCCTCCACAAGACCGATTTGCTCCAGCAAAGGCCCAGCGCCTTTAACGGGCTCAATAGCTGCGATTTGGTCTGCAAGAATTTTCCATTCTTGATTGGCAATAGACCCGATTGCGCCAGATGCAGCAGCAGCGGCTTTACCCAACGCAGTAACTTTGCCTTTTAGGTTAGCCAGTCGAGTTTCTGCTTGCGCCGCCTCGCCTTCCGGGAACGAAGGCAACAGAGTGCCCGTGAACCCGGTTGCTCTTGACAGCCCCGGCGAATCTTTAACTGCGGCAATCGAGTCCAGCACGTCTTGCGTCGTTTGCAACGCGGACGATGCCGACTTGAATTCCTTGCCCAGTTTGTCGCGCCGCGTCGCCTCTTGCGCAGCGGTGAGCGGCTTGGCGGCAGGCTCTTTCGGCTGCGGGGGCGGGCGTTTTGCCTCGGCCAACTGACGCTGGTAGTCAAAGAACGTGCCTTTATACCCTTGGCTCTTGGCCAACTCGTAGCCTTGCATGTCAGGAGAAGGCGTATACGTTGGCGGCTGGCGCTGCGCGGCGCGAAACTGTTCGTACCCTTGCTGCGTAAGCGGGAAGCCAAGAGCTTGCATTGTGGCCACGTCCGCAGGCGTAGCCGGGGCGGCTGGCGGTGCTGCAGCAGGGGCGCCGTATTGAGCCAACACTTGCGTGCGTTGCTCGGGGGGCATAGCCAAAAGCTGCTGCAACTGCGACGACGCCGTGCCTTCGTCTGTAACCCCCAGTTCAACAGCGCGGCGTGCAAGGCCGGCCACCACATCGTCGGTTGGCGTACGCGAAGAATCGCGGGCCAGCCCTTGCCAGAAGGACAGATTTCTGGCGCGGCCTTCGGCTTCCGATGCGGCCGCCGCACGTTCGGCGGCAGTTTGTTGTTTGGCCCGCAACTGGAGTTGCGACCCCAAGCCGGGGTCTAGCCGCATGACTTCCGTCATGTAGTTTGGCGCGCTCGGGTCGAGACTACGCAAGCGGTTTTGCGTTTCCGCCCCGCGCTGGTACTCTTGCATCTTCAGCGCGGCCAACTGGTTCTGCTGCTGGGCCTGCTGGATTTGGCTGACGCGGGAGTACTGCTCCAGAGGGTCTTGCAATTGCAGCCCTCGGAAGCCCCCGGCGATGACTGGATCGAGTGCCATAGTGACTCCTTAACCCCCGCCCGGCGTGACCAAGTACGACGGCGTGTTGACAAACCCAGGCTCAGTTGTATACCCCATGCCCTGCTGCTGCGGCAACAAACGATTGAGTAGCTGCTGGTTCTGGTTGTAGTTGAGGTACGACCCCAGCGCCCCAGTCAGCGCGTTAGCGCCACCCATGTAGCCCGACGCCCGTGCAGACCCTGCACCCAACATGCCCTGCGCGGCGGCTTGTCCGCCAGCCATCAGGTTCTGGCCGTACTGGCCAGCGAAGTTCTGACCCAGACCGCTCATCACGCCTGCGGCGCGGGGCCCGACGTCAGCCAGCCCGGCCAAACGGTTGTACGCCGCGCCGAACTCCTGCGAGCCGAGGTCTTGACCGTACCGTTGCGCGGCCTTCAAAGCGCCGCCTGAGATCAGCCCGCCGCGCGCCGCCGCTTGGCGGTCCAGCGCCTTCATGCCTTCGCTCAGACGAAACTGGTAGCCAGGGTCCATCTGCAGGAAGTTCTGTGCTGCGCCAGGCCCGCCACTCATCAGCGAGCGCAGCCGGTTGTAGTCTTCAGTCCCACCTTGCAGGAACGGCTGCTGACGGGCGATGTTCTCTTCGTAGACGCGCTGTTGCAGCGCGTTAGCCTCGCGGCTGGCCTGCAGTTGCGCATCGGCGGCAGACTGCGCCGCGCCGGCTTGCGTCTTTGACGCGCTTCTAGAAGCAAGCCCCCCTAAAACGGCTGACCCAAGAATCGCCGCGCCGGTTCCTATTGCCATGATGGCACCTCTTTGATAAACGTGCGTTCCATCGGACGGAAGCCGGCACGGGCGTAAAGATTCTCCATCTTCTTAGCCCTTGAGTCTTCCAGCGCAATCATAAAGACCGCCGCCGCGCCGTTGTCCTTGGCCCAACTTTCGATGTGCTTGAACATCTTGGCGCCCGCGCCGCTGCCTCTAGACTTCGGCGTCAGCCACCACCACAACTCTTGCGCCACCAGCGTGCCGGGGCTGAAGTACATGGGGTACAAAAGCGCGCCCGCGATACCTACGACCTCACCTTCAATCTCGGCCAACCAGACACCCACGGTCGGCGTGTCAATCGCGCCGAGGTAGAACTGCGAATACCCTTCGTCGTCAAACGGGATGACGTTGTGCATCGGCGATGCGGCGTGGAACATCCGCGCCAGCGCGATGTACTGGGGTAGGTCTTCCGCAGTGGCTGCCCGAACAATCAAGATGTCACCTCCCGCCCCGAGGCGCGGATGTTGATGGCTGTTGCTGTGCCGGCGATTGTAGAGATGAACCCGCTGGGCGCAAGCACTTGGCCGACCAGTTCAGGGAACGTGTACGTCTCGCCGGCCTGCAGCGATTTAGTCTTGACGATCAGGTTCTGGTTGCCAGCGGTATCTGCCAGCGTAACCAAGTTCACGCTGATCGTCGCAGCGCTGGCGCTGTAGTTCGTCGCGGTGAACTTGTCGATGATCGCCGTCACACCCGTGGCGGTGTACTGCGTGGTCTGGGCGTTTTCGGCAGTCTTGGCCGGGATCAGAACTTTGACGGTGACTGTCATGGCTATTCCTTACACTTTGTTGTAGTACGGAATGACGACTTCTGTCGCGCCCACCCATACTTTTAGATACCCCAGTGGCGTGGCGGGCAGCGCGCTCGCGCCGCCTGCGGCCCCAACGGTTGTCTGCGTGCCAATACCCAGCGTCAATGCACCTGCGGTGCCACTTGTCGGAACGCCTTCAATCGTCACGGCGCGTTTGAAATACGCATCGCCATCGCCGGTTATGTAGCTGCGCTCCGTGCCGGCGGCGTCCAGGCCCGAAAACACCTTGGCCGATCCGGTGGCGTAGGACTGCAACTTCAACACCGCTTTGCCAGCCGTCGCAGGCGTCTGGTAACGGATGACGCTACCTTCGCGGGTTTCATACATATTGCCCGAGCCGAGATCGCTGATGTTGGTGTTCACCATCGTGAACCCGTGGCCGATCACCCGGCACTCGCGGGCGTTCACGGTGAACTGAATCTGATACGTTGGCTGGATGGCGGGATTCTCCATCCGGGGCCAATAGATGACGTTGTTATCGCCGTTGATGACCGCAGCCGTGGCAAGCGCAGAGTTGTCCTCAAACGACGGACCGTAGAAACGGTTGTTGTTCAGGACGGACGTTGCGAAGTGGTTGATAAACAGGTTTGTCGTGGCAACGGCAGGATACCCGCTGCTATGGTTAAACGAGCCGCCGTAGAAGTTGTTTTCGTTGCAGTACCCAACGCCCGATGCCGTCAGGTACAGGTTGCGCAGGTTGTCGTGGATGAAGCCAAGGTGAACCTCGTTGTACGAGAAGCCGCCGTTGGCCTGATCTGCAAAACACAGCACACCGTCGTAGAAGCCGGTGCATTTCCGGACGTCCACATAGGACGCCACAAGGTTACGCAACTGAACGCCAGACGATAGCGTCGTGGTGTCATTGGATGTACGTTCAACCTTAATGCCCGTCACCGTCAGGGAGAAGGTGTTGGTCGACGTGCTGCCGATGCGGATGGCCGGACTGCTCGACACGCTGGAACGGATCAGGCCGAGGAATCTGATCGTGCTGTGGTTCGGCAGGTCGAACGTCAGCGAGGCGCTGGTGAGATACGTCCCGTAGTCAACGATCAACTCAGGTGCTGTAAGCGTCTTGGCGTAAGTGATCGCCGCCTGAATCGCCGCCGTGTCATCGGCCACACCATTGCCAACAGCCCCAAAATCCTTGACGCTCACGGTATCGCGCATCTTGGCCTGCGCCGTGCGCGCGACAGCGCCGGTGCCGGCTTGGATAAAACCGATAAGCGAAGATCCATTAGATGCCGCCAGTGCAGCTAAATCACTGTTGGCCTCAACATCATCTTCTGTCCAGACCGTGACGCCGGTGGAGGTCTGCAGGATGAACTTGTAATCGCTACCGTTAGTCAGCCACACTTGATACGGCACACGCCCCGCCGAGTCCAACACAATAGGGTTGGAATTAGCCGTAACACCGTTGCTAGATGTGTAGGTGGCCAACGGCGTAGTAGTGCCTGCGGCGTAGGTGTACAGCAAACCGCCGTTCAACGGCGTGCCGTTGTCATCAAAAAACTGCCAGCCTGCGCCTGCGAGAAGGGAAAGTGAAACGGCCATAGTTGATCCTCAATCTTGGTACGCGCTGATGTTATCCGTTACGGTCAGAATGACGCTAGGAATCGCCGGCACAGGCGCCGCAGCGGCCTGAGCCAAGATCTGCACAGAAGTATTGTCTACGGACCACATCAACTCAACGTAATCGCCAGCTTTAAGTTGCTCAACATAGTTCCACGACGTTACCAATTCGTCGTCTGTACCCTTCAGCCGCACCTGGCCGGCTGAGTTGGCAACGTTTGTGCCGTTGATGCGCAACCAGATAAAGATCAGGTGGTTGCCGCCGCTGGTGTTGTCCAACTGTGCGCTGAACTGCATGTTGTACACGCCGTTTTGTGCTACGTAGACCCTTGACGTGGGTGAGCCGATGTAGACGCCGTTTGACAGGTTTGTCGAATTGAACGTCAGGGCGTAGGCTGTGTTGATGGCCGCCGCCGTTTGCGTGGTGGTGTCGTAAAACGTCCCGTAGGCGCGGTTGCGTAGCTGCGGCGTGTAGATCGGCGCGGCAGCCAACGCTTCGACTTGCTTGGCCAGTTCAGCCCACTGGTCAACCGTGACCGCTGGCGCAGCCGCTAGCGCCTCGACCTGCTTGTTCAACTCAGCCCACTGGTCAACGGTGACCGCTGGCAGCGTCTGTGAGGCTTGCTGCGCTGCAGCAAGCTCGGCTTGCACCGTGGCAACTGCCGTGTCGCTGTTGGGTGCGTGCTGTAGGTCTTCCAGCGTGGCGTTGCTTTGGCCGCTACCCGTCAGAAAAAACAAGTTGAGCAGAAACCGATACCACTCACGCGAAATCAGGCCCGTGCGCTCATCAACCAGCGGCACCCGTGGCGGCGTGATGTTGGTAAGGTTTGGCGGGCTGGTCATGCGTTGGTGCCGCTGATGTTCAACTCAGCGCCCATGATGGCGATCTTGACCGGATCGGTGCCGCTGATCTCGTACACCCGGTCGCGCAACTTAAGCGTCATGCCAAGACGACGCCAAAACACGCGGTGCCCGTACTGACCAATGCGGCCCATCTCAGACCAATGTTCGTTTGACCAAGTGTGCCCGCCGTCGTCGCTCCAACGCAGCATGACTTTCGGGTTGACCCCTACAGTCGTCACAGGCGTTTCGTACACCTCGTACTGCTGCAGCACAAAGTTCAGGTCAAGGGTGTCGTCAATAGGCGGCTCTGGGTCAAACGGATCAATACCGTTCAGACCCACGCCCGACTCGCAGTCGAGTTGCAGCGTATGGTGTGCCGTGCGCTTCAGAGTGTTCTGCCCGGTAGGCAGCGCCCGCCACGACCGCAGCCACCGTTGGATGCTGCCGTTATCCGCGTAGACGTCTTGGTCGAAGGCGTAGATGTTGCCGTTCTCAAAGTCCCCGACGACGATCTCATCGCCAAAATTCACCTGGCAGTTGCTGCGGTGCCGGGTGAACGATCCGTTGTTCCAGCCGGCACGCTCATGCCAAGCGCCGGTCGATACGTCGAACACCCAAGTGGTATTGGCTTGCGGGAAGATCAGCACGTAGAAAGCGTGGCCGTCCTGCTGATAGGTGTAGCCGATAGCGTCCGACAGGTTACCGTACTGCTGGATCTGCCATTCCACCGCGTGCGTGCTGATGCGCTGGCCGGTGTAGCCGTTGGCGCGGTAGACGATGCCACGGCCCCGAGCATCAGAACCCAACCAGAACAACCCGTTGTCCAACTTGGCGATGGAATACGGCGCCGCGCAGCCGATCTCGTTAAACGCACCTTGGATGCGCTGCAACGGGAAGTCCGCAGCACCCGCGTCGTACCAGACCTCGACCGAGTTGGTGCCAAACAGCCACACCTCGCGGTGGTCAACAATCAGCCCAACCACGCCATCTGGAGAGCCCTCAGCGCTGGCGAAGTCCAGCGGGTCGATGCTGGTGCCATCCAACAGTTGCGTAACCCAGATGCGCTGGCTGTTGGGCTCGTTGAAGACAAAGTACCCGTCGATGTAACCAACTGTTACGGCGCCGGGAAAATCTGGGTCCGTGATGGCTCCAAAGACGTTGGTCGCGGTGTTGTAGATGTAGCTTGGGCCGTTGGCCGCAATGAACAACTGCGTGCCGTTGTCAGTCATGCTGACCGGCCCCGTGCCAGTGACGCTGCCAATCAGCGTGCTGTTCCAATTGGTGTCAATCTGATACAGCTCGCTTCCAGACACTACAAACGCTCGGTTTGCGCCGGAAGAAAAGCTCCACAGCCCTCGGATCGGGCCGCTGCCAACCGTGGCCAACAGACGCAGGCCAGGGCAGCGCTGCAAGAACGCCGGTTCTTTGCCGGCCTCGGGGATGATCTCGGCAAACAGGTTCACGCACCGACTATCAGCCGCGTTCACAGAGCGCGCGACATACGATTGGCCCAAAATCGGCGACTTCATGCTTGTACTCCAATAGTTGGTGTGATAACATTCACACTCATTACTGGAGCCTTAAGATGGAATTGACCGTTGAACAGCTTAAAGACACGCTTGATTATGACGCCGATACAGGAGTCTTCGTATGGAAGATACGCCCTAGCAAAGCCGTGAGAGCCGGTGACGTTGCAGGATGTGTGGAAAAACGCATCGGTTACATCACCATTGGCATCGGGGGGCGCGTCTACAAAGCCCATCGTTTGGCGTGGCTGTACGTTTACGGATCGTGGCCGAAAGGGCTGATTGACCACATCAACGGTAACAAAGCGGACAACCGAATCGACAACCTTCGAGATGTGTTTGCAGACGGCAATTCGCAAAATGTGCGCAAGCCCAATCGCCGGAACAAATCCGGCTTTATGGGCGTCATTTGGTATCAAAACAAGTGGCGGGCCAGCATGTCCGTCAACGGAAAATCTAAATGGCTTGGTGACTACAGCACGCCAGAAGAAGCGCACCAAGTCTACCTTGAGGCAAAGCGAAAGTACCATGCCGCTTGCACCATTTAGTAATTAAAAGTTCCCGGCGTACACGTTGAACCGCTGGCGCGTTGCCACCAGCGAGTACGGCAGGCTCATGATGTCGTCCGGGTTGTTGATGCGCTTGAGGTTGCGCTTGGACGTCATGGCAATCCGCACCACCTGCGGCGGGGGCTCGACACCAAACTCAGGCGCGATCTCCATCGCCAAGTTGTAGACAAACGCCCGCAGGTAGCCTGGCGGGAACGACAACACTGTGGACAGCGTGGCCGGCTGCGTCAACTCTTGCACCGAGACGAAATGCCACTCCAGCAGCCGCGTGGGCACCGGGTAGATGTACATCTCAATGTTGGGGTAGGTCATGTTGACCCACAGCACCTGCGGGTACGTCGAGGTCACCGTCTTGACCGCGATACCGTCGTACTGCTGCTGGTTGATCAGCTTGATGCCGAAGCTGACGTTCGTGCCGGGGTCGCGGAAGTACGTCGCGTCGTCCAGCAGAATGGGCCTGTTGCCCACGAAGTCGCCCGTAGGCCCCAGCGTGCGGCTGATCGTGCTGGTAGGCCAATTGAAAACTTGATCCTGTGTCGAGAACACCGACAACCGTTCGGTGTTCCAACTGTCGATCATCTGGTTCAGCGCCGTCAGCGAGTCTTGCGACACGGCTGCAGACGTTGTTTCACCTTCAGCCAATACGCCCAGCAGACGCAGGGCGCGGTTGATTTGATCACCCGCTGTGGTGGACATGGACAACCTCCCTACGGCGGCGAGGGCGTTCGGTCAAAGCGTTGACCGCAAGCGCCGGTTCGACATCATCGTCTTGCCCCGGAGTATACCGCGCCCACCCGTTGCGTTCGTCGGCTTCGGCCTCCATTTCCAGCGTCGCTACCTTAGCGCCGTGGATGGGGTGTCTCATGTAGATGATGGGCATAGAAGAAGGGGGCCGTAGCCCCCTTTGGATTACGAAGCCATCACAACCCAGTCGGTGCCATCGCACACCAACATGGCCCAAGCACCCGCCGACGCCGCAAGAATTGCGGTGCCCGCGGTGTTGGTGCTGATAGGCTTGACGTTGGACGAGGCAGACACAACGGTCTGGGCAGCAATCGTTTTGATCCACACCACACGGCCAGAATTGGCCGAAGCGGTGGGGAACGTGACGGTGATGCTGCCCGCGCCGTTGCAGACGATGAAGTTCTCCACGTCGGCCAGCGTGAACGAAGCCGTCTTGATGACGGGCGCGTTCAGGTCAAGTTGCGTGCCGTTCAACTTGCCGGTCACCGCCACGCTTGCGCCGGTAATGGCTCCGGTGACATCAACACTTTCAAACTCGGGGTCGCTGTACGCAACGCCGACAGCCTTGGTATTAGGCATGATTGACCCTTTCAAAAATGCGCGGCCCGAAGGCCGCGCTGTGCGTCAGCCCACGCGGTACAGCGTCCAAGCGCCAGCGGCGCTCTTGCGAGCAATCATCGTCGCGCCGGTGGTGATGGGAACCACCATCGTCAGCGAGCCGGTGATCGTCCAACCAGTGTTGGTCGTAATCGTTGCGGTGCCCGAAGACGTGCCGAGGTTGACCACGCGGAAAGTGAACGAGGTGCCCACTTTGTCCGAGTTGATCAGCACAGCTTCCAGATCCGCCACGGTCGGCAGCGTGTACGCCACGTTGGCCGTGATGCCGCTGTTGACCAGAATCAGGCCGTTCAGAACTTGAGCGGCAGTGAAAGTGGTCGTGGTGGTAGCCGTGACTGGATCAGGGATCGCGTCGATCAGCGGTTCGTTGAGGTTGCCGTCGCCGACTTGATAGCCGCCGCCGCCATTAGGGAGTGCCATGATTGAGTTTCCTTTCAGTGTTCAGTTGTAAGACTGGGGGCCGTAGCCCCCATTGTCATCAGCCCCAGAGACGGCAGGCCATCTGCGGACGAATGGTGCTGTAACCATACAGCACGTCAATCCGGCAAGGCATGCGGTCGTTGTTGATGTCGTACTGACGCACGACGCGCAGGCTGATGCCATTGTGAACGGCACGCGCAGCCATGTCCACGCCTTGGGGCAGGAGCAGGTCGGCGGTGGCGAACGTGATGGCGTCCTTGTGGTAGACCAAGTTCTGAGCGTACTGCGTAGACGCAGCACCCACGAACACCACAGCCTTGCTGTTGCCAGGCAAGCTGTTGACGGTGGCCAGCGCTTGGTTGGCCGAGTACATTGGAGCCACAGTCACGGTGACGGCGGTGCCGCTGGCGGTGACGTCAGCCAGAACCACGAACTGGAACAGCGAACCGGTGGACTCACGGGTCTGCGGGTTCACCGCAAAACAGTCAGCCACAGTGAACACGTCACCAGCCTTGATCGTGACGCCAGAGGCCACGGTCAGCGCGATGGCTGCCGCGCCTTCAACGGTAACCGCTGCGGAGGTGGTGTTGCCAGTAGCGCCGCGAGTGCCGGTCGTGAACTGCTTGATCGACTGAGACATGTTGATCTCGTCGAAGCCCAACACGCCCGTACCCATCATGCCGTTCTTGAACTGCTTGCTGATGGTGTCGGTCGGGTTGAACAAGCCCTTCATGCCTTCCACCAGACCGGCGTTGGCAGCCGGGTTGACGGTAGCGTAGCGGGGCGACATCACAGCGGCGTTCTCGTTGAGCTTCTGCTGAGCTTGCAGCAGAACCAGCGAGGTGGCCGGCGTGGTGCCGGGCGTGCCGACCGAGTTGCCGATGGTGCGGAAGGCGTTGGCGACGTCAGCGTCGATGCTGGAGGCCAACTGGCTGATACGAGGCTTCAGCACACGATCAGCAAAGTCGTCCAACTGCATCGTCAGCTCAGCGGACGTGAAGTTCACGCCGATGTGCTTCTGGTTGTTGACGGTCAGCGTGGTGTGCTGCTCGTTGTCGTCCTGCACTTGCAGAGCGGCGCCGTCAGTCACCAGAGCGCGGTCCGGCAGGCGGATGCGCAGCGTGGAGCCGATCTTGGCCCCTTCGACAGCGAAGCTGTCGTCGTACTGGCGGTTCACGTTGCGCGTGAGCACTAGGTTGTTTTCCAGGATCTCCAGGGCCTTCCTGGTGATCATGTCAATGGTCAGAATACTATTGGCCACAACGGGCTCCTTTCAAGTCTTAGCGGTTTGCTTGTGCCTGCATCTTTCGCATCTGCCGGGCTCGTTCAGCTTCAATCCATTCCGACGTACTCATGTTCTTGATGGAACGCGGGTCAGTCGTGTCAAATGACGGGTTGTTGTTGCTGCCACGGGCCGTTACAGGTGTGATAGGTGCTGGCGCAGATGTGGTTCGTTTGACGGGCGGATTGTCGGTCAATCTGACCTCAATCTTCCCGATTTCTTTTGCCTGCAAGAACGGCGACAAGCGCGAGATACGGTCCGCTTCTTTGGGGTTAGCTCCGAGGTAGTACGCTACATCAGGGCCAACATCAGAAGCGCGGATCGTCTCAGCCATCACGTCAGTGATTCGGACGCTCGGGTTGTAGGCGACTTGTTCAAAGTCGTCGTACTTGTTCCGGGCCTCTTCTTCCCTGTCGTGATAAGCGTCAGCAATCGCTGCCTGTGCCTTTTGCTGGTCTCGCAAGGCAATCAGTTCTTCGGCCTTCTTGTACGCCAACGCGTCTGCGTAGGCTTCAGGAGACTCAAACTGATCAACTGGCGGAACATCTCTCGGCGCAGACTGCCGGGTTTGCATATCTGCAAACTTGGCCGCTTGCTCTCGTTCCCACTTTCGCTGCTCTCTTGCGAGGCGCTTGCTGATCATCGCGTCAATTTCGGCTTGGGAAAACTTCTTTTCCTCTGCCGTTTGCTCGACTTGGTTCTCAGCTACTTCCGGCGAACTTGCTTCAACATCAGGCGCAGCCGTTGCTGCCTGTGCCGGCGCGGGGTCAACTTCCGCTAGGACTTGGACTTCTTCAGTCATGGATGCTCAAATTGAGCCCTGGTAAACCTTACCAGTACGGTTGCGGTGCATATTACACCAGAATCAGGCCCACATCCTGCTAGGTGTCTGAGGAAATACTTGGTACGGTGCCAGCTCCGGGGCCTCGTCGGTGTGGCGCACATTGACATGCCAGCCGTCCAGCGGAGCCATCTTATCCACCGCTTCGCCGCTTTCGTCCTCAGCAGGCAGCACGTTGCCCGTGGGCTTGAAAATCTGCCCAACGACATCCACAGCCGCGTACTTGGGCACCAGCACTGTCTCGACCACATCGTCTTGCACGTTGGTCTGCTCGGTGAACAGCGCCGCGTTGGCCTCGGCTTCGTCAGCGAATTTCAGGAAGAAGTCCGTGTACATGGGCACCTCGTTAAATGGGTCGAAGGGGTCGTTCATTTGCGTCTCCTGATCCAGCGCATCAGCGGCATCAACGCCAAGCCGTCTAGGAATCCGCGTAGGAAGTGGGTCATACCGTGATGGCCTGCAACTCGGCATTGCTCAGGCGGCGGGGGTAGTAGGTGATGCGGCGAATCCAGCCGCTTGCTTGATTAGCTCCAGCGGCTGACCCGATGCGAAGAGTTGTCAACCCGGCAGGCATGCCCGTAGCACTACTGACAGCGCCAGCTATCCCGTTATAAGCGGAAGAAAAATCTCCGCTTTTGGCGGCTACGGCCCATTTGCTTGTCACGTTTGCGACTATTGATCCCCCAGCGTTAGCATCAAAAATCACTCCCGCCGTGTTCCGAACCGTTACGCGATGGTTAGCAAACTGATTTGAAGACAGAGCTATACGTTCATTTGTGGTGCCGTTGTTGATGTCCGCATAAGCCGGGAACGCACCCGTCGGTGGTAACGCATACAACATTATTTCCGCAAACAACGTCCCCTCACTCGCGTTATACCAAGGACTCAGCGTATTCACTGAAGCCACATCGGCTGCACGGGTCTTGCCTAGAGGTGCCGTGTTATCCGTGGGGATGACGCTGGTGGCAAAACCAGTCTGCGCTTGCGGGACGATGTTGAACGTGGCCGAGGAGCCCGCGCCTGTAATTGCCGTGACGCTGACTGGTTGAGGAGATGGAAAGACCGAGTACGAGCCCGCCGTGCTGACTGTGACCGTCGCCACCGCGCTGCCTGACAGCGTAGCGACCGTGACCCGCGCTGCCGTGCTGCTGGTGCCGCCAACGATCTGAAGAACGTCCCCAATTGCATAGCCCGTCCCGCCTGCGACGACCGTGGCGGAAGCCACGCCCGTGGAGATGTTGTTGTTCTCTAGCTGGGGCAGGCCGATGCGTAGGGTGACATCCGCTGCGCCACTTGCAACAATTTGTACAGTGCTGGCAACACTAGCAACAGTTGCTTGGTTCAGCGTTTTAATGTGGCTATATCTTTGAGTTTGTAAAGCAGAAACAGTGGGAACAAAAGCTGTTGTGCTAACTTCTAAACCAACAAAGCCACTATCATATTGAGTAATAGATTGATTGGTAGTTATATTACTTAAAGAACCAGCAACCAACTTTACATATGCCGTAGCAGACCACACTTGGCTTACAGATGCTGTAACTGTTCCTGCCTGTTCATGCCGCACGTTTGCTGTTGCAGCACCTGAAAAAACATAGCGAACTTCTATATAAGTGACGCCATTTTCTGTCCCAATACCAACTATTTCTCTTGACGTAATGTTGCCACCAGCAGCGGTCATTGCCCAATTTGTCGGGGCTGTCCCAGGCGTGCCAGCAGCCGCCCCAACCATCGTGTTGTTGCGGATGGAATTGGTGCGGGACTCCTCAATCAGCAGCCCCTGAGCCGCCAGCGTACTGGGGTTGTAGTCGAAGCGTGGGGCGTTGGTTGCTGCGCTGGTCAGCACACCAGCCGAGTTGAAGAACGTGCCAGTGGACGCACGGGTGAAGGTGATGATGTCGCTGAAGGTCTTGTTGACGAGTGCCATGATCTTCCCCCGTCAGGTGGTGATGGCCTGGAGATCAGCGTTACTGAGCCTGCGAGGGTAGTAGGTGACGCGGCGGAGGTAGCCGTTTACATACGTTGCTCCAGCAGAGACGTTACCGCCAATAAAAGCAGTTGTTGCAGTCACAACAGAATACGTAGATCCGGTAGCAGGCGATTGGCCTCCGCCTGACAATGCAAGGTCATTGATTGCATACGCACCCGCGACTTTGATTATTTGACCTTCGGTAATTGCTGGAGATGCGTTGAGCGCCAAATCTCGATTTGTAGGATCTCTTACAACCAATCCATATTGATCAGTTGATCTTTTTCTAACTCGAACACCATCACCGACATTTACAAGACCAAATGCCTGTTGATCAACCCCGAGGCGCGCAACCCACTCAGCATAAACCGTCCCCTCCACCGCGTTATACCAAGGCGACAACGTATTCACTGAAGCCACATCTTTTTCGCGGGTAACGCCCAATGCAAAAGCATTTACCGTGGGGATCACGCTCGTTGCAAAGGCACCAAGTTCTAGCTGCGGCAGGCCGATGCGGAGAGTGATGTCGATGGCGACACCAGAGGCAAATCCGAACGTTATGCCTAAAACGACTCGCTCTACAGATGCGTTAGCGATAGTTCCGGTACTTGTGTACCTTGCAAGCGTTGAAGTTACGCCTAACAAACTCAGATTATTGACTACTCCAACAAAAGTCCCCGCCGCTGTACGTCCATCAATGGTTAGATTTAATGTATTTATGTTTGTTGTGGAACCGCCAATTAAAGAAGCCCAAGCCGAGCTTGCCCATGTTTGACCATTCACTGCAACAATTTGTACAGATTGTTCAAAACTAAGCGTGAAGTTGGTTGTGCTGGTCGTCCCACTAAACCGCAAGTCAATGTAAGCAATGCCGTTGCTTGTGCCAGTTCCAACTACTTCCCGCGTTAAAGTTCCAAGCCCGCTGCCAAGAATCGTCCAATTCGTCGGCAGTGTCCCAGGCGTACCCGCTACCGCACCAACCATTGTGTTATTCCGAATGGAATTGGTGCGTGACTCCTCAATCAGGAACCCCAGCGGGGCCAGCGTCGAAGGGTCGTAGTCGAACCGCGCTTCATCAACCGCAGCAGAGGTCAGCGTGCCCGCAGAGTTGAAGTAGGTGCCGGTGGACGCTCGGGTGAACGTCACGATCTGAGCAAAGGTTTTTTGAGCTAGTCCCACACCATCCTCCCAGATCGCATACGGCACTGCGATTTGATACGTTTCAGGCGTGAAATACGTGTCTAGCGTATACCCCGCAGTCGTAGATGCAGTCAAAAGATCCGTAGGGTTGCCCGCAAACGTCAAATCAAGCGTAGGCCCAAGTTGCGCAAACGGATCGTTTGACGGCACCAGTGCAGATATGCCGCCGTCACCATACACCCCACCATTGGCCATCCAGTCCTGACGGACTCGGTTGACGTACTGGGGTGATGTGCGGACGGTGATCATGCGTAGTAGCTCACGTTCAGTTTGGCACTGGCGGCTTGCTCAATGAAACGAATGCGCTGCAAATCGCCGTCATACGACAACACCGTTGAGATGGGCACCGGCATACCGACCGCGCTGGTGGGGTTGGTGCCGTCATCGCGCCAGCGCACCGCTTGGGTCTCGGGCGTAATGATAGCCAGTGTGGCCCCACTTGGAACAGTCAACGCGGCTGCGGCTGACAGCGAAGTGATCTGCTGGTAGCCCAAGCAAACGGTTGTAGATTTCAGTCCCATGAGTCAACCTCAAAAGTTTGGTTTGGTCAAGACGCCCGCAAAGACTTGACTTGTGCCACAAAACGTGCCCACAGTCCAGCGATTTTGCGGGTGATCCGCTTGTGCAACGGCCACGACAATTCGTCTGGCACATCGTTGTAGACGTACATGGCGTCAGGCGTAGTAGGAGATGTTCAGCTTGGCGCCAGCGCTTTGCTGAATGAAGCGGATTCTGGAAATGTCACCGTCGTACTGCAACGTGACCCCCGCTGCCAAAGGCATGCCGACTGACGCTGTAGGCGCGTTGCCGTCATCGCGCCACCGCACAGCAGCGGCCTCACAACTGATCAGCGCAAACGATGGCCGGCAATTCAGCCCGTTGGCGTCCGTAGTTGGAGCGTTAAGCCCGGTTGACGCGGATAGGGTCGCAATCTGCTCGTAGCCGATGCAAGATGTGATGGCTTTAAGGTTGATGGCCACTCAGAATCCCCCGCGTTCAGTGAGCGAGCGCAATTCTACATACGGTTGCAGCGCAGGTTCCGGAGGCGTAGGCCCGCCATCAACTGGAGGGAAGAAGTACCCCGAGAAGAACGCTGCAGCGAAGTACGTCTTAGGAAACATCGTAGGTCACGCCTGTGCGGTTGCCGTTGGCGTCTACTGTGGCCGTGATCCGTACTGTAGTGCCATTCACGCTCTTGATCAAAATCGGCCCGCCAGGCGAGCCTGCCAGTTCGCCCGCGGCAGAGGCAGAAATCAGCTTCAGCAAGTCGTTGGCGGCGTATGTTCCGTCGATGACTTGCGCCCAGACCGCAGCAGCCAAGTTCTGCGGACTGAGTTCTGTAAACGGCGTGATGTCGCCCGACAGGTTGCCCGTGGCGCGTGGTGTGGCGCTGGCCGAGAACTGCACCAGCGTGGCGCCGACAGCGTCAACGATGGCCCCGAGGGTGGCGTTGTTGACCGTGAACGTGACGGCCGTGCTGCCCGAGGCCGACAGGGCGCCGGCCAGGTTGGCGGCCAGGTTGAACGTGATAGACGTGGAGCCGACCGCCGAGACGATGAGCTGACCAGCGGCGGGATTGACGGTCACCGTGACCGTGGTGTCGCCACTGATGTTGCGCCCCGCGGCAAGGTTCAGCGTACCCGGC